TAATCTTAGCAGGGCTAATCTTAGCGGGGCTAATCTTAGAGAAGCTAATCTTAGAGGAGCTAATCTTGGACGGGCTGATCTTAGCGAGGCTGATCTTAGCAGGGCTAATCTTAGCGGGGCTAATCTTAGAGGAGCTAATCTTAGCGGAGCTAATCTTGGACGGGCTGTTCTTAGAGGAGCTAATCTTAGAGGAGCTAATCTTGGACGGGCTGATCTTAGAGGAGCTAATCTTGGACTGGCTGTTCTTGGCGGGGTTGATCTTAGCGGGGCTGATCTTAGCGGGGCTGATCTTAGCTGGGTTGATCTTAGCTGGGCTGATCTTAGCGGGGTTGATCTTAGCGGGGCTAATCTTAGAGGAGCTAATCTTAGAGGGGCTAATCTTAGCGGGGCTGTTCTTAGAGGAGCTAATCTTGGACGGACTGATCTTAGAGGAGCTAATCTTAGAGGAGCTAATCTTGGACGGGTTGATCTTAGCGGGGCTGATCTTAGCGGGGCTGTTCTTAGGGGGGTTGATCTTAGCTGGGCTGATCTTAGCGGGGCTGATCTTAGAGGAGCTAATCTTAGAGGAGCTAATCTTGGACGGGCTGTTCTTAGAGGAGCTAATCTTAGCGGGGCTAACGGAATACTTGCGCTCTCACCTATTGGTTCAGACTTATCAACGGCGGTTGTAGTGTACCATGACATCGCCCCAATGATTGGACGAGGGTGTTTTTGGGGTACATTTGACGAGTTTTTAGAACGTGTATATGAGAAACCTGTGGGGGATAAGCATCGGGTAATCTATGAGGCACTTGCCCCGTTTTTACAGGTTTGGTATAAGGAACAGAAAAGAGAGGAAAGGCAGGATTGAGATGAAAAAACGACGTGTTTCATATTCTCAGATTGACCAGTTTAACCAGTGTGGGCGTAAGTACAAATTGTCATATGTAGATGGCATAGTGCCTGCATCCGAAGTTAGTAAGCCTGTGACATTGGGAGGCTTAATTCATGTCGGGTTAGCGGCTGCAATGCGTGAATACTATACCAACTCTCAGCTTTCGCTTGAATATGTTACGTCTATAGTCCGTGATGCTATGATTAGTAAGTGGCGTGAAGGGCGTTTAGCAGAAGGACGGCCTACAGATACTTTAACACTGAAGTATCCTAGTGGCCTGACTACAACCTCTGTTCCTGAAGTTGTGGCCGAAGCTATCCAGATCGTACAGCACACGCTGAGTAATCTGGATATGTCGAATAAAAGTATCTTGTCTGCACAGGTGAAACGAGGACGCACTACAAGTTTTGAGCCGATGGTTGAGTTTCCCTTAGAAGTTAAAATTCCTAAGACCGCGTTCTACTTTGTGGGTTTTGTGGATGTTGTCTGGTTTGATAGGGAAACTCAACTAGTCGAGTTGGTAGACTGGAAAACAACTAGTCGTATTGAGAGGCCGGAAGTACGAGAGCTTGATATGCAGTTGCCGATTTATCAACACGCCTTGCAACAGATGGGAATTGATGTTAGTCACAGTGTCCTGTACCAAATCCGATCCGCAATACCAGCTATTCCAGGCCTGAATAAGAACGGTACGATGGCACGTACTAAGATCACTACAACCTGGGAAGTTTATCGACAGGCGCTTATCGACAACAACCTTAATCCAGACGACTATGAAGAGGATATGCGGCCTAAGCTAGATGAGAATGTATTCTTTGCCCCGATAGCCTATTACTTTTCCCAAGAAATAACCCAAAGATATTGGGATAACATGTTGGAAACATTCAAGGCTATACGTCGTTCTAAACGATACCCCTATACTGGCGTGTATGGTTTTCCCTGTCGTTCTTGTTGGTATCATGACCTCTGTTTTGCAGAATTACATGGGCATGATGTAGAAAACATGATCGGTGAGGGGGAACGATATGTGTATAAGGAGAGAAAGTAATGTCGGATTTTTTAGCGGACTTATATGAACGTTTGGATAAACTGTATAAGGATATGCTACCTATTCTAGATACCCATAAAAGGCTAACATTTATATTTGGAATTGAGGCAATTGAGGTAGGGGTTGAGCGTAAGGTCCATGAACTTAACTCGATAATCTCTGGGTTAGACGATAAGGTAGACGAGTTAAAAACTCAGGATGAGGTGTTACGTCGAGACATTGTTGAACTTAATGCAACTATTGATAGTCTCGAAAGATAACTTGATGCGTAAAAGGAGTGAAGATAATGAGTGAGTTCGAGAGAAAATTGTCCGAACATTTAGAGGACCTGTATACAGCAGTTGAGTGGAAGTTGACCGATCATCAGAGTACGATGCTGCTTAATCGACTTGGCACTATTGAAGAGCTTGTTGTTAATCAGGTTGACGAACTTAACTCGACAATCTCTGAGTTAAAAGATCAAAATAAGAGACTTGAATATGCGCTTGAAGAAGTGAGCGGAGAGGAGTGATATGTCACTAACATTTAGTACGCCAAAAGCAACAACCAATTTTCGTACCCTGTTGTACGGTGATACGGGGGTAGGTAAGACTGTAGTGGCGCTGTCTGCGCGACTTGACCCTGATCTTTGCCCTATTTTAGTGGTGGATATTGATGCAGGGCTGTCTTCGGTTAACTGGCTTAATGAGGATAAAGAACGGGTAAGGGTAGTAACTCTTACCGAGTTAGAGGACTTAAAACAACTCATTAATGAGTTTACTAAGCCCGCTAAGTTTCAAAACGACGGGGTTAAGGGGGTTAAAACCCTTATTATTGACAGTGTATCTGCTCTACGTAATCGCACTCTTGACTTGGCGGTTGAGCGCGCACATAAAAAATATCCAGATAAGTATGAGCGTTGGCGACCTCAAATTCAGCATTATGCAGAGGCTACGTACTCTATTGCAACAGTGGTAGATGTTTTACGGCAGATGCAGCTTAATCTCATTTTAACAGCGGGGGTTGATGAGCTTCGCACCGATGCAGGGATGATAGACGAAGCGCGCCCTTTGATGAATGATCGTCTCAGACAATCTATTTACTACATGATGGATAACGTTTGGTTTTTACGAGAGGTAAACGGTAGATATACGTTACAAGTTTTACCTCGTGAAAGTTCAGTCAAGATCAAAACAAGAAACGATAAGTATACTGAAAGGTTGCGCCAACTGACAAGAGAGGTTGCCCCAAAAGGGAAGGAAACTGCATATGAGGGGCGACTAGTAATATCGTCGCCATACGAACAAACTATCCCATATCTATATAATCTATATAAACAGTCGGTAGAAACTGAGGAGAATGAAAATGACAAAGAATAATACCCTGCACTTGCCAGGACAAAAACAAGCGATTGAAGATCGTAACCGCCCTGCCCTTGACGTTGGGGAGTATTTGGGGGTTATCACTCAGGTTGCAGAGCATGTTAAAGAGGAGACGGGCAGTATTAGTTTGAAGTGGTCAATCCTGGTGAACTCCAATCAAGATTGGGAGTTTGAAGGGTGGGATGCTGATGCTACCAAGTTTGACTTGACATATTATACCTGGATCGGTTATCTTAAGGGGGGCGAATTGCATCATTCGGATAAGGCGTTCTCTCTGACTGAGGCTTTACAAAGTGTGGATGCTTTTAATCATGAGACTGAAACCCTTGATTTGGACGGGGTTAAAGGTACACTGGTTAGGGTGACAATTAACCATGAGCCGGGATTTAATGCCCCTGATCGCCTGTTTGCGGGCGTGGCTCGACTGAAGCCTTATTATGCCGAAGATGGAACGTTTGCGCCTAAGATTGAGGTTGAAGTTCCAGAGGACGGTGAAGTAGCTTTCTAGTTACAAGTTAGTTCGGGTGTTGGTCAGAGTGGGGGTATTTCCCCCACTCTTTTAGATAGGGAGATAATTATGGACTGGTACAATATCACTGAAGAAGGCGAAGATTTTAGTTATTTACTTGACTTACTTGATCCTACTACTGCTAACCTGTCTTATCATGAGTATGTAGCTCTTGACATTGAGACTACAGGGTTACGGCCCTATCATGGGGACAAGATAGCAGGTATTTCGCTATACTTTCCTCATACGGATCAAGGTTTTTATCTCCCTTATCGACACGGAAAAGAGAATTTATCGTTTTCAACTTGGGAACGGCTTAAAACATTGTTATTTAATGATAATACTACTTATATACTGTTTAATGCTAAGTTTGATCTGACGTTTTTAGCTCTGGAAGGGTTTGGTTTACCTGCCTGTATTGAAGAGGTTATGGTAGCTGCCAAGCTCTTGAATGAGAATGAACATCTTTCTAATTTTAATTCTCGTAAGGGGGCATACCAACTAAAACGACTGTCGCGTAAATATTTGGGAGCGTGGGCAGTAGCGGGTGAAGAAGAATTACAACGTAATGCTGAGGCGTATGGGGTTGATCCTAAGAAGGGCATGTATCGAATGCCGAGCAGTATGGTTGCCTATTATGCTATCATGGATACCTATATTACCTGGAGACTGCGGGAATTTTATCGTCCTGCTCTGGATAAATGGGGTCAGTGGGATTTATATAAGGATCGTAGTCAGTTCATTTTAGATGTACTGCTCCGCATGGAAATGAACGGTATGCGGATAGATGTCGATAAACTATATCAGTATAAAGCTGAGTATGAGGAAGTGGCCGATGAACTTAGGGGCGGCCTGGTTTTTGAAGCGGGTAAGTTAGGTTTAGGGGACTTTAATCCAGCTTCATCTACACAACTTAGGCGATTTTTACAGCTTAGTGGGTATAACATTGAAGATACCCGTAAAGAGACGCTTATGCCCTTAGCTAAACAAGGCGCAGAGCTTATACAGCAGGTATTAGATTATCGAACAGCGTATAAGGCTGTTAGTACGTTCTATGCCCCCTACTTAAAATATGTAGATGAAAGTTGGGACATTCACCCCTCTATTCATCCAATGGGTACGGTTAGCGGTCGCTTGTCCTGCTCTAATCCCAACTTGCAACAAGTACCTCGTACCAAATATCTAAGCAATACAGACTACGAGCCTATGCAGTATGCGATTAAAGAGGTTTTTATTCCCCGCCCTGGCTATACCTGGGTACAGGTTGACTATAAACAGTTGGAACTACGGCTTGCAGTCTTTTATGCTGGCGAGGAAACAATGCGGCAGATGTTCTTAGATGGTACGGATATGCACCAGTACACTGCCGATCAGCTAGGGATTACTCGTTTTGAAGGTAAGACAGCTAACTTTTCTCTGCTCTACGGTATGGGGGCTGTGACAGGGGCTGTACGTTTGGAGACAAGTGTAGATGAAGCGCGACGTATCATTGAGGGTTGGCATGAACTTTACCCGGCTTTCAGACAGGCCTATGCTAATGCGGAAGCGTCTGCTAGAGTAGCCCGTGATGCAGACGGGTTAGAGCCAGGGCCATATAAGTACATACGTTTGGCGAATAATCGTATCAGACACTTTCATGAGTTCGCTGCTTATAAACAAGTGCCACCCTATTACACTGCTTGGAATTTTATCGTACAGGGTACAGCGGCAATTGTTACGGATGCTTCTATCCATAAAATTTGTGAGGGGTTTTCTAATGACGAACTTCGCCCTATGATGCAAGTACACGATGCTTTTGTCTTTGAAGTGCGAGATGATCGGGTTGATGAGATCGTGCCTCAAGTAGTGGATATTATGACTGATTGGGAGTATGATCCCCCGATGGCAGTTGATGTAAGTATGTCTAAAGAGAGTTGGAAAGGTGCAGAATAATGAATGAAGGAGTAGATCACTGGCTTGAATGGTTACAGAAGCGTAAAGAGTTGGAAGATGCAGACTATAAGATTATCAATATGGATGCAGATAACCGGACCAGAGTTGCTACACTTATCTCGAATGGATACGTAAGTATTCTTGGCAGTGTCTATAAAGTTGCTGTTAATTGGGAGATGTGTAAGGAGTGCTATACTGATGGATGTGGCCACTGTCGAGGACACGGCGAAGTACCTGTAGTTACTATACAAAAGGTCATATGATGAGGGTGTATAGGTGTGGTCGATTGAGTAGGCTTGATAAGGATGATGTTATATTTCCTTCTGGGCATATAAACCGTGTTTTGTTACATGCACGCACTCGAACAAGGGCTAAACCTAGTGTTGTTTTGGCTATAAGACTTCATATTGGTGGTCGCGTTTCTAGTCCTGAGCGGCTAATCTATAATGGTAATGTGTATATTGTTGATAAGGGAGAACTTGTATGAAAGAGGAGACAGTTATTCAACGGACAATACAGAACTTTGTCAAAAGTCGTCAGGGCGTTATTTTGAAACTTCATGGTAACGAGTTTCAGCAGTCAGGCGCGCCCGATCTTATAGGCGGCTTGCCTATTGTGTGCGCGCATATCTTGAGCGACGGTTTTACAATACGTAATGTAAATACTGTGCCTTTTGTTGTCGAGTGTAAAACCGAACATGGTGCGCCTAGTCGTATTCAACTTCACAGGTTGGCAGTGTGGCGTAACGTTGGCTATGCGGCAGGAGTTGTTCATAGTCTTAACACGTTTATTGATTTGATAGCTAACTACGTTAGAAAAGGTGGGATACCTACACAGATTGATCCTACGTGGCTACTTGATAATGGGGGTTGGGAAGTGACGGTAAGCCAGCAGCATGACTAAGCTATGGGCGCATCAGAAAGAGATCGTGGAAACGATTGAAAGGAAGCAAGGGATAATTATCAACGCCGGGATGGGTACAGGTAAGACGCTGGCTACCCTTACTTTTATTTCAGATCACCCTGAGTTAAATGTATTGATCGTGACTACAAAAGCAGGTATTCAGGTCTGGAAAGATGAGATTGAAAAGCACATGCCCCCTGATTTTGAATACTTAGTGTTGGAGAGGGGTACGGTTAAACAAAAAGCGACAGCGGTAGCTGCAACCCGTTTTTCTGTAGTGATTACTAACTATGAGAGTGTGTGGCGAGAGCCTCTATGGGGGGCGTTACTCCACTCTGATCTGGGTGCGATCATACTTGATGAAAGTCATAAGATCAAAGCCCATAACAGTAAGGTTAGTAAAGGGCTATACAAGCTGGCAAAGGAAACTAAAGCGAAGTATCGAGTATGTTTAACGGGCACTCCTTTTCCTAATAGTCCGTTGGATATATTTGGACAGGCACGGTTTGTCGATGACACTCTGTTTAATCAGACAATAAACGGTAGACAGGCGCGTTACAGTACCAGCTTTACCTTGTTTCGCGCACACTATGCAATACTTGTGCCTGTAGGGTCACACATCTATAAGGAAGTCGGATATAAAAACCAAGATGAGATGCACAAGATATTAGGAGAAATAACGATGACCGTTGATCGGAACGCAGTGCTTGACTTACCGCCGGAACAGCACATTGTCCGCCGTGTTGAGTTAGAGCCAAAGGCCAGACGTATCTATGATAGTCTGGCTAAAGAGATGATTGCTGAACTGGCAGAGGGGGTGCTGACTGTTGATAACGTACTTGTAAAGGCTTTACGCTTACAACAGCTTACAGGTGGTTTTGTTCGCCCCGACAACAGTGAGGAATACCAGCGCGTATCCCTGGCTAAGGCAGCGATGACAGAGGATATTCTGTTTGGTATTTCCCCTACTCAGCCTGTGGTTGTCTTTGCTCGTTTTACTGAAGAGATTAAGCACCTTAAACAGTATCTATCTGATCGGGGTTATCGGGTCGCCCTGCTTACGGGACAGGTTAATGAGTTACGTTTCTGGAAAATGGGGCAGTATCGTATCTTGATTGTTCAGATAGATACGGGCAGCGAGGCTATTGATCTTACAGATGCCCACTACGCAATTTACTACTCCCATACTTATAGTTTGGGTAAGTATGAACAGTCATTAGCCCGTCTCAGTCGCCCCCGGTTCGATACACCAGAGGCTGTGTTATTTTACCATATCGTTGCGAAGAATACGATTGATGTGGATATTCAGACGGCTTTGGCTAAGAAGTTCAATGTTAAAGAAGAACTGATCGCTGGAATTAAAGAGTATACAATTGGGGGTTATAGGGTTTGATGAGATTATTAGAGAGGATAAGGCGTTATGACACAGATCAGTTATATGAAGATGGAGCGCGGGATTGAATGGGATTATATGGCACGAGATTATAGTTATGAAGTGTGTGATTACTGGCAGGACGGGGATATGATATATCCAGGCGTGTCAGTATATCGCCGTAATACGAGGTGAAAGATTTAGAATAGTCTATATAAAGGAAGGCATTATGGGGTTTGATGAAGCGTGGGAAAAGTTTCAACACGAGTATCAGGCGGTTAACCTGCCCCCAGAAAAACCAGAGATACAGTCCCGTTCAAAGTGGCAACGACGTTCTCTGGCGCTGGCAGTAATTGGGAGCAGCATATTTTCAACACTGCACTCTGTCCCTACACTGCTTAAAAGTCTGGGCATGGATTTGTCAGGGACTTCCCCACTTATCATCGTTGGGATCGGGGCAGTTATTACCATGATGGCTGAGATACCGTTGTTTGTGTTTGCCTTTATTCGTGTGCGGTACAAGGCGCGTCAACAGATGTCTAGTGTCGGGTCAACCCTCACTTGGTTGAAGCGTGGGCTAATTATGGTGTTTGTCCTCATGCTGGTATCTAACGTTGTAGCGTCACTGGAAGGGTTTGACATCGAATTGCCGGGCATTGTCCGGCTTGCTCTGGCGATATTTTTAGGCGCGTCTGCACCAATGGTAGCGTTGATTAGTGGTGAGACCTTTGCTATCTTAGATATTGAGGGGCGTACAGACGAGCGTAAGGGCATGGCGATCTATGATAAAGCGGTAGCAGAGTACGAGGAAGCAAAGAGACGCTCCTGGAACTCTCGAAAAGGCCGTATGATTGAACGTACATCGAACGTACAGGATCGTACACTGTACGATGTTCGTTCGATAACGAACGTACAAAATCGTACAGATCGTACAAAACGAACAAAGCCTGAACAAATAGCAGACATGATCGTACAAAACGGGCATGAAAATATGACTGTACGCGAACTACGTGAAGCCTATGCGGACATGAGTACATCGTTAGATACGCTTAGTAAGGCCAGAAAGATTGCAAGAAACGAAAACGATGCTTGAGCCTTTATGCTCTAATCTTTGTCAAGCAATACGAACAACCTGTCGAGCCGATCTGCAATACTGGCAAGACAACGTTCTAAGGTAGAGAGCGTTTCCTGAGTACGCTCTCTATCTGTTTTTATATCTTCTCGTATGTCCCGCATAGTTAGAGTAAGCTCTCGAATGGCTTCAGTCAAATGATCCGTAAACTTCCCCCATATTTCATCGGTATCTGTTCGTGCTTTTGTAAATCCGATTATAATGCCCGACAGGAGCTTGTAAGCCCCTGTCGTTAGAATGATCGCAGTTGTCAGTATAGCAATGACGATCCCGGCCTCGCCTAATGCTTGTACAAACTCTGTCATGTAATCCTACTCCAGTCTGTGAGGTACGGGTTGTCTGTCCACAACTCACCTCGCCCGTCAATAATAATTCCAAAGCCTTTGTTCATATTCGGCATTTTGTTTGTCTTTAGTTGCACATAGTCAAACATGCTCGGTTCATGTAACCCACCAATATCCAGTATGATATAGCGCCCCCATTCATCTAACCCAATGGCGCTAAAGTGGTTGTGGGTAACGACAACGTTGGCTTGAAACTTTTGGGCCATTATGTTGCCGATGACCAGCTTGTTCTTACTATAGTTTTGTTGGTGGGATACAACCCACTTTTGACCTCCGCTATAATGGGTGATACGATCATAGGGAGAGGTCCTTAGAATTGTTCTCAGGCCGGGGACGATAGTTAGCATTTCAGCAAAGTCGAAAAACTCTAAATCCCCCTGCAAGTTTTCCATAAACCAGTCGTCGTGGTTGCCGGGCGTAAACCATATTTCATTGAACCAGTTGGCGTAATATTTTAAGAGTTCTCGCCCTTTCTTTAGTTCATAGCTGATAGTCGGCGGTCTTACTTTTCGTTTATGGTGTTTAGCAGATGATCCCGCGTCAAACAAGTCGCCCGCTATATGGAGTTTTTTGATGCCATAATAACGGGCTACATCTACCACCCGTTCAGCCAGATCAAAATCTGTTTTAGGGAGATGTATGTCTGAGATAACGACTACATCTCCTGTAAGGGTTTGATGTCCGTTAAAGACCGGGATACCTTTTTCTTCTTCTATCCCATAACGATAGGTGTCTTGCCGCCTGTTTTTTCTGGACAGGGATAGCCTTTCTGATTTTATGTCTCGACTTACGCCAGCTATGACGTTGCGGCTCACCTTTATACCTAATCGCGTTGTCTCCCGTTCTGCGATTTGTTTGAATGTCTTGTTCTGTAACAGGGCAGCGGCTATGTACTCTAGGTCTAAACGATCCCGGATAGCCATAGAACTACTCCCCACGACGTTCAGCGAAAAGCATAGCTTCAATGGCAGCGTCTAAAACAGACAGATCAATGTTTTTATAGCCTGCCTCTCTAAGATAGTTATAAGCCGCATCCATCGCAGCTTCTTTTTTAGTTTTACCATACTCTCTTAGCAACTGATCTGCTCCGATCTGCTCTGCAAAGTAGATAGCCAAGCCTACAGCACTGCCTAAACTGGTACGAAAGTTTTCTGGTAAATATCGCTCGATGTTGGCCTTATGTCGTTTGTACCAGACTGACGCTCCGGCGACGATAAGAGGTACGATGTAAGGTAATAGTACCGCTAAAAGGTTAATGGCAGATTGTAACAACGTTTCAGCTTCGTTCATGGTAGCTCTCCTAGTAGTTGAGATAGGCTGGCAATTCTTTACGGTGAATTATATAGTATGAAGCCCTTAAAGTCAACTGTTAAAGTACCGCCGCTAAAAATCTAACCCCTCTATTTGTATCCAGACTGGGGTCGCTTGATCCGGTTTTTCTCCACACGATTTTAATCGTCACGCTGCCGCTATATCCCACCAACAAGGCTTGCATCTGGGCTTGTACATAGTCAGAAGTATTTACAAACTCGACATACCCGTTACCGCTGCTACTGGCGCTGGAAAAGTAGGCAGTGTCATTAATATAAATATCAAAGGCTGCGTCGTTGATAACGCCTGCATAGAACTTAACCAGGATATGTCCGCTCTGTGCGTTGGTAAGGGTTATCTCAAACTCGTCGCTTATACTGACAAAGGTCGTACTACTAGTTGTATGGTCACTGTTGCCCAACAAGTTTAAGGTTGTAGAACTATCTAAGTAAAACTCAATTTCTGCAAACCCGCTCGATGTACCCCCAGAACTGTTGGTAATATATACCCTGTAATAGCGGTACTTTGTCGTGTTTGTAAATGTGAATGTTTTTACTTCTAGGGTTGTCCAGGTTATACTAGACTGGGTATCTAAAACAGCCCAGTTGGTATCGTCGTTACTCCCCTCAAAAGTCCAGTCGCTAGGAGAATGCGCCGGAGTGGCGTGGCCAGTTATGATATATTTCTGTACTGCCTGTGGAAACCCGGCCAGATCAGCTTTCCACCAGCAGGGGAGTTCGACATTGGAACGCCATTGAGTTGCGGTGCTGCCGTCAATAGCATATTCTTGTAGTTGGCCACTAGCCTCTGAACTAGCACCAGGGACAGGTTTAGCCAGACTGAAATAATAAGTATCAGGCGCTTCTAATACTCGTAGATCGTCTATGATTTTCTGTATATCAGCAACGCCTAACGTTGTAGCATCGACAAAGGTGGGCGGAGTTGACCAAGCCATTTATATCTCCCATGCGACAAAATAAGGTTTATTGGCAGCGTACAGGGTTAAAGTACCTGTAGATGACATCCACCAATAGAGGGAGAAACTATAAGTTCCCGCTTTTAAGTTTGGGAATATTTTCATAATGGTTATAGGGTGCTTGTAACGATTGCCTATTATTGTACCGTTTAGTCCTGTTACTTGGGCAGGAATAATTTCACCTGTTTCAAAAATGTCTACTGCACCTAATCCGCCAGTTGCTACTGCAAATACCCCACAAAATAAGGTTATGATGATCCCCCCAGTTGTTGTTAAAGACAAATCAAAGTTTGTACTTATTTTGGTAGTTGTTTGGGTACTGGTTGTATAGTCTCCCCCAGAACCAGGATCAAGGTATTCATCATAGGGTGGGGCGGCTAGGTGAGTTAAATTGCCGCTTAGTTGGTTGTTGAGTATGGCGGCAGTTAGTACCGTACCTTGTTTGATAATGTCTACAGGCTCAGTCCACGTCATGTGAATAACTCCACAACGTTCAGCGCGTTATTTCGAGCTCTAAGGGTAACTGTGCCCGTATTCTTTCGTTTTGCCCACACCGTTAGTCGGTGTTGTCCAGGGGTTAGACCTTCTATGATTGCCCAGACCTCTTTTCTTTGGTACCCAATATAGCTCTCACTTTTTAAGAACATTAACCCGTCCTCACCGCCTAAAAAGTAGTCATCATCTACCTTTATATCGACATAGCCTATGGTCGTTGCGTTAGAATTAACAAACTGAACCTGTAAGGTGACTAGAACTATGCCCCCACGATATTCAAAATCAACTTCCCAGTAATCCGCCTCTACTTCTGCCCACGTAGCAGAGGCAATTGAATAGTCCTTTATTGTCGGAACGCCGGGAGAACTATAATATAGGTATTCTGAAGCGTAGGCAGGGTCTTTTAGGTACTGTAAATTCCTCTCTATATCTTTCAGATCGTTTAGGGTTAGTCGATCTGCGCTGACTACATCAGAAATATCAGTCCAATAAATATTTGTCATAGTTCCCTGACCACAAATTGGATATAACTGTTATCATACAGCGTAGCCGTACCAGTAAAAGCCCGCCACTGTGCGCTGATCGTATGAACTCCGGCAGTTAATTCCAGAATACGCTGGACACATATACCGCTCTCTGCATCGCCTTGTCCTAATCCTGTAGTATCGGCGGCCAGATTTGCGCCGTCTACATAAAGATCAAAAGCCGCATTATCGGCGCGACCATAGAGGGCGATAAGAACAGGGCCGCCTTGAGAGGTAAAATTAATAGACATATTTGTACCGTCAATATCCCCCATTATAGCGGAGGTGGTCGTATAATCCCCCCCTGCGGTACTGCGTGTATAGATATAGATAGGCGGGTTTCTAAGGAAGTCAATGTTATGAATGAGATAGTTTATAAATTCCTTTGTTAGATTATCTCCAACCGATACATCAGCCAGATCGTTGTATGTTGATGTCATTTAATACCCTACTTTCGCTGTGCTGCCTATAACCGATGACCCTAAAACCGCCCCACTATCAATACGGGCGAAGGGGAATAGTTTGTGTGTAATGTCGATATATCCAGGAGAGTATCTGCCGTCCTCTCCTATGATAATATACTCACCAGTATGAGATGTTTGTCCCTCAGTTAAAGTCACAAATGATCCAAAAGACAGCGACAGTATGTTAGATAGCCAAGCAGTATTTTTATCTAGCATATTAAAGCTGATAAGCTCTCCCGTTTGTCTGGAATATATGTGTAGCAAATATTGTGCTAAATTATCCGCCTGTACTTCATCCGTTATAAGTGAGCTATGAAAAGGGAGTTCATATATACCTGTGTTTTGTTGGTTAACATCCTCTAACTCATAAATGATTGATCCGTAACTCTCACTAATCTCACCGTATAAAGTAATTTCAACGTCTACTTTACGGTTAGATCGGTTATTAACTGTTATATCTATCTCACCGTTGTTTAGAACTACATCTATGTCAACAAAGCCACTATAATCCTTTGTACCGCCATGTAATACGGCTGTATAACTAGACGTTCCTTCAAACCCTTCGACGGATAAAACGGTAAGTTTAGACCCTTCTTCATACTCTAATTGTGCTGCAACTTTTACACCCGTCTCATTAGGTTTTAATATAGTCGGCTCTCTGCTTTCCCACACTTTACCAGTACGCGCAGATTTAGGAGAGTAGGTTAGTCGTATAGTGTTATAAAAGTTATCCCCGTACACATAAGACGAGTTATTTGCTTCAGTGTTCAGATCAAGTGCTGTAGGAGATACATCATCAAAAGCATGGCGATTAATGAACCTAATCCGACCATTTCTCTCTATAGCAAGCCAACCATGTTCAACTTTTAATACGTTCTCTATAGCACGGGTTGCGCTGGTATCCGACCCCCAACTCTCTCCTACAATATCTAAAACCGTTAGCCCAGGATCAAGGTCGAATATCTTAAATCGGTCATCTAAGGTAGTATCCCCATCATATCCTACCCAACATTCGGATACCTTAGAACTGCCTACCACTGCCTGACAGGGAGCGAAGGTAGAGACATGTGACTTCTCTAGTACATCCTGAATAATTGTATCCGCAGTTAGTTCCCCTATCAGGGGATTAGAGTATGTAAGATCATCCAGCCTGAAACGCCCCTGTTCACAGGTAATACTACATTGTTGGTTTCGGCTAAGTCCGGTACTGACACCGTAACTTGTAACCCAGCCCCGCCAAAGCGGGTTAGCAACGGTGTCGATATAGTCAATAGTAACGAGCAACTTTTGCTTCATATTACCAAAGACGGCTGATCCGCTATTTTCAGGAGAAAAAATACGGGTCTGATTATCGAGCGTTAGACTTGCAGTGCCTTCAGCAAAGATCGCGCTTTTCCAGTCACTATACCCGCCTCTCCACTGACAAGCGAGAACGTAGTCAGTTATGTCCTCATATAGGCCTACATTATCTCCCAGATTAAATACAGGCAGGGTTGTACCCTCTACCAACATCCAACCCGTTACAGCAATTTCGCTATCATCTGTTGAGCTATCACTTTTATTAACTCTAAATGCAATATATCCTGTGCTACCGCTGGTCGTAATAGTTCCGGTAAAGCGTGTCCAGGCTGTGTCTGACACTGTTGATAGGTTGCTTGTATAGTACGTGGTAGGCTGATGATCGGTGTAGGCTTGTACCTGAAAAACTACGTCTGTAAAGTTTGTCATTCCCTTTAATAAGACGGTGAAGGTATAGGTTGTATTTGGTAGGGCAGGTATTTCGTAACTTGCTCCGTCCCTTCCAAATATTAAACCGTTTGCAGCAGGCGTTCCGTCTGCTCCCGTCTTAAATTGAGTGGCCTGTAATCCGTCATCAGTTTTCCAAAACAGGTTGTCTCTAACAATTGAACCTGTGCCGTAGGCAACGCGGGTTAGCCCGTGCCAATATAGGGCGCTAGGTATTACATTAATCGGGTCAGTTGGCTTTGCACCATAGCAGATAAACCCGTTGTTATCCCAATCAATACCTACTCGGATACTCACAAGTTGATCCCCCGTCTACGTAATTCAAACAATATCTGGTCAACATCGTTGCTATAAATATTGACATTAGCGGAGGTAGTTTGCCCCCCACCTCTAGCGGCCTCTCTTAGTGTGTGAGTAGGAAGTATCGTTCCCTTTGATCCAAAGTAAGCCAGTTCTGGCCCACGTTCACCTACAACCGCCCAACCAGTAGCCGTCCCCCCAGAAGCGTGTCCTGGGACACCCTCTCTAGCGGCAATGTTAGACATGTCGAGTTTGATTGCATCTAAGACAAGTACCGCACTTACTAAATCATTGACCGATCCAGCCAAAGCGGTTATCGCATCTGCCAGAATATGGCCATCGTGTTGCATGGCGTTGGTTAGTTTGTGCCAAGTTTTTTTAGTATTAGTAGCATCAGCGACAAAGTTACTAAAACTTATCTTTGTATTACCTACCATCGTTAGTAGACTATCAGATAGTGTAACGTTGTCATCAGTTACTTTCGATGTAAAGGCATCCCACGCCATCCTTAGTACCCCTTCTTCTCCAAAGATTAAGACAAGATTTGAGGTATCCGTGTTTAGGGTTTCAACAAAATTATTCCATGTCGTTAAAGCGGCGGACTGTTCGCCTAATGTCGCTATAATCGTTTGTGCCATACCAGAGGTGATCCCCTGGACGGGGGTCATATCTTCAAAGTTTAACATATCTATAGGAGCAAACGTGGTGTCAGGAGCAGGCGGCTGCATCGGTATATTTTGACTAAGGTAGGGATTAACAGCGTTACTATAGTCAGGTATTCCCATTTGACCGCTATAAACGTTGGACTTAAACATATCTAAGCGAAGTGCTTCTCCTTGTTTAGCAGATAAGCCAAAGAGGTTTTTTTCTCTTCTTTCATTCCTTTTTCTTATAGCGTCTAGGTACATATCCCCCCACCCGCCGCCCCCTTCTTCCCACTGCGCACCAGTCGCCCCTGCAAGGTAGTCTTTCCCTGTTAAAACACGGGTTATCTCCCCACCAATATCTCCTAATAGGACTATAACAGCCCCCGCCGCTAACCCTACAGTCAGCGCTGGAAGTAAAAGAGGTATTGTAGCTAAAGCCTCTGCAATTGCGGTAACAAGACCGCTTGCCGCCGTAGTAACCCATGCCGCCCCCGCCTTTATAGCCCCAAAAGCATCCCCAATCAATGTACCCATTGCTGCAACAATGCCGCCAGCACTACCATACGTAGCGATACTCTCAGAAAAAACTAGCATGATATGTAGGGCCATCCCTTTTATCCAACTAATTGCCCCACTAATTGCCTCAAATGCACGTAAAAGTTTTTTTCCAATGGCATTACGTATGTCTAATATTTTGAAATAAGCCCATATATGAGGGGATTTTAGAGCGTCAAGTAGTGCGTCGGCAAACGGCATTAGTGCAACTCCGGCGATACGCGCGCCAGCGAAGTTAGCTACAATTTTCCCCATAATTGCCGATCCGATAGCCTTAAATCCGAAGAAGAATAACAGCTTATCTACAACCTTCCATACAAACCCTAAAACACTTGCTGCGAAAAACCCGGTTACTTTTAGACTTAAAAAGGCTTTTGTAAACCCGCCAGAGATGCCGCTCATCAAAATGTTTACAATAAGTACACTGCCAAAAGCCCCTGCAATTGCAGTTGCCATCGCTTCTAACGGCGTGCCTAAGTCAGGTATATCTGCTAAAGCGTCTTTAACCCCTTGAGCAAAGGGATCAGCAACACTCTCCCCAATAACATTAGCGGTGTCGCCTACACCGCCCCCACCAATAAAGTTACCGATAGCTCGTATGCCCTCACCTATAGCCTGACCAATCCTTATAGCAATAGTTGTACCGACATATCCTAACGTATGAAATAGGGTAGGTAGACCTTCATTTAGTATCCAATCCCCCAGGCTGCCAAAAAACTCCTTCAAAGAGCGGCTAACTTGTGGAAAGTTTTCCTGGAAAAATCCCCCCATATCGCCTAAAGCCTTACCAATCCCCCCACTAAGTAGCCCACGAACGGCGTTATAGACAGGGCTATCTCCTTGGCCCGTAGACCCGGTTGTATCAAATAGCCCTGCGATTAAAGATATGCCTGATCCTGCTATATCGTCTAAACCGGGTATGGCTGTGTTAGTAATCCAATTTTTCAGGTTGTCGAATGCAGTAGAAATGCCGGGCTGTATCTTTGTCCATGCCCCTGAGATAGCCGCTCCGAGCCGCTCCCAAAAACTATCAAACTGAGTTGCCCCAACACCTTCGCCCATGTTTTTAAGCATGAACTTTGAACCAAATTGTTGACCCCCCGCAAGCTGTAAATCAATTTCAGTTGCTACAGGAATTGTAATCGTTTGTCCCGGTAACAGCGTACCCTTTGCGCCGCCGGGAAGTTGTTCATACACCATATCCCTAAAAGCGGGCCAGTCAGGGAATTGCTCCCTAAATTGGGTATCCCATATATCCCATATGGTATCTCCCTTTTTAATTTCAATTTGCATCCCTATGGGGATAGTTATAGGCTTTGTACTTGCAGCCCCGGCAGTGGTCCCCGCCTCTTGTCCGTCTCCAAAGAGAGTACGCATAAACTCGTCAACTCCCGCTTTGATTTCATCGAGCGGGCCGAGAATATCTGTAACAATCTTCTCAACTGTGGTGCGGATGTTGCCCCAATTGTTTGCCCAGGCCGCTGATAGGGTAGTTATGGCTGTAATGATTAATGATATTGGATTAAGCAAATTACCAATAATCATCAAGAGCGGGCCGATGGCCGCTACTAAGATACCTATAGTAACCGCCAGTTTCAGGGCGACGGGATTAGCTCGACTTAATTCTAAAGCTACGTCTCGAATGAATGAAATAACGGGAAGTAAGATCGGCATAAGAACGTTGCCTAGCACAATGGCCAGACTTGATACCGCTGCCTTCATCATATCCCATTGAGCCGCAAAACTCATCATTTGCTGCTCCCACGCCTGTTGAGTTGCAATCCCAAGCCCGTCGTTAAATTCTTCAACTGAGGCTTTGAACGCATCAAAGTTGTTAGTTAAAGCAAGCGCAGCTTCCATGCCCGTCTTACTGAAACTCTTAAAGAAGGTTTTATCATCTGTCACGCCTCGGATAGCCATAAGTGCATCTTCAAGCGTGCCAAACTTCGCTACAAGATCAATCCCTGTAACTACGCCGAGCTTCTTATAGGCTTCAGCCAGTGTTTCATTAGGTTTAAGTAGGTTAGACATCAACATACCTAAACCAGTCATGGCTTTTCTAGCGCCCCCGCCTTGCTGAGAAATATAGGCAGCCGCTTGACCGATATTTTGGAACTCTAGTCCCATAGCGGCAGCAGTGGGTAGAACCTTTTGAGAGTTTTGTAGGAACTCTTCTAACTCGCCAACCCCAACACCAACCATTCTTGTCCAGATATTACTTGCTTCAGCGGCTGTTATACCGGATTTACTAAAAGCTGTTACAGTGGCCGTGATAGCGTTGGTAGTCTTTGATAGATCAGCTAGTCCCGCTTCAGCGGTCTTTACTGACACTGCCATAATTTCAAAAGCCTCTGCACCAACTTTACCCGCAGAATAGACCTCATAGAGAGCTTCAGCGACCTTTTGCGGCCCACTACGAGTAGTCGAGCCGAACTCTAATGTCTGGGCAGTTAGGGCTTTTAGTTGTTCTTCAGTGAGGTGTGCTATGGAGTTGATGTTACGCATTGACGCTTCAAAACTAGCTGCTGACTTTACCGCAGCACCGCTAAGTAACGCTAAAGGAGCAGTCACGGCGAAGGTCATGGCACGGCCAGCAGAAGCTATGCCATCCATGGCCTTACCGAGACCGCCTATATCATTTCGTACAGTCCGCATAGATTGTCGGAAGCTGGTAATATCCGCACCTACGATAGCTTCCAAGTATGCTATTTGTTCAGCCATTTATCGTTTCCTACTTAGTCGCTTTTCGGCTAAAGACTTACCTGTCCAATACCCTACAATGTCGCTTATGTCTTTCAACGACAAAGTATCTATATATTCAAAACTATGTCCCATTTCAAACAAACGAATGCGGATAACTTTGTACATGGATTCAGTAGAAAGAGGTGTATCAAAAGCCATGCTCTTGTACACCTCTTTAGCTAGTTTCCCTGACTAAACGTATTCCCCATAACGATATTCATAGCACTCATAAGGTGGCTAAACTGGGTAAGGTTAAGTTCCAGGATACTTTCAGGGTCGTTAGGATCAGAGGCATACGGCCACGATACAATTACCTTTGCTAGAAAAGGCGCAAGTTCCTCATAGTTACCTTCACGAACTGCTTCAGTGAACTTAGAGAATTGTCGCATATTCCAATTATCAAGATCAATCACAAACCGAGGCTTATCTGCCTCTGTACGCTTATCTGTCGTCATATGTTGCCCCTAAGCTAACAATCCAAGCTCTCTTGGATCAAATTCAAAAGTAGTTGCCAACGGTGCGACACCTAAGAAGGTAAGGTAGTCGCCTGTAGTAAGATCAGCGCGTGGAGCAAGCCCCCCACCTCGTACCCCTGGCGTAGTCTCGCTAGGCGTTACGTCAGGCGATGAACCCCCGGTTAGACTGTTATCCTCTAACGTAATTAGGGCGACATCCGTGCCCCCAAGCTCTTTAATAAAATCTACTGTGATTGCTACTGAAGGCCATACACCGCCCGCGCAGACAACGTTGCCCGTCCCAATAGTAGATAGAGCCTCCAATGCGGCTTGAACCGTTGCCGCTGAAGCGTCATAAGCGATGTTGGCAGTAGCCTCACCCCCAAACCCCAATTGTACTGTACCCCCAGTAGGAGTACCCGTCACTGTAAGGGTTTGTTGTTCGTCTGTCCCACCTGCGAGATAGTAAGCATCCCCCAGAGTTAGGCCGCTAGTTGTCAACTTTCCACCAGCAGGGACAT